GGTGCAGGTCCACTCTATGGCGGCTTCATGGCTGAAATTGATTTTTAATGCTTACTTGTTGCAAACATATCCTAATACACCTTGTGAATGTGTGCCATTGCAGCGGAAAAGCCTTACTTCACACTGATGTAGCTTAGTAATTGATACCAAACCAGCTTCGGCTGGTTTTTTTATGGGGTTTTTATGCCAATTCCAACTCAATCACAGATCGGCGGTGAGCAGCAGACCGCGCAGGCCATTGCCGATTCGGTGTCTACCCAGATGCGCGTAGCGATGCCCGGCATCATTCAGTCGTTCGATCCTGATACTGTTACCTGCACGGTAGAGGTAGCGCTTCGCGGTATCGTTGGCGATGGCTCCACCGAATTAAAACCGCTGGTGGATGTGCCGGTTATCTTCCCGCGTGGCGGCGGTTGTACGCTGACTTTTCCGGTTAAAGAAGGCGACGAGTGCCTGCTGCTCTTTGCCGACCGTTGCATCGATTTCTGGTGGCAGAGCGGCGGCGTGCAGGAGACCGTCGACCCGCGCCAGCATGACTTATCTGATGCGTTCGCCATCGTTGGCCCACAGTCGCAAGCACGGAAAATCAGCGGTATCAGTACCAGCGCCGCGCAGCTGCGAACCGATGATGGTGCGGCGTTTGTAGAAGTCGCCGCAGGACATAACATCACCATTAAAACACCGGGCCAGCTTACAGCTACGGCTGAAGGTGGAACGACAATCACATCCCCGACTATCACGCTGAACGGCAACGTAACGATTAATGGCAACTTGTCTCAGGGAATGGGCGAAAGCGGCGGTACTGCGACGATGCTTGGGCCGGTGACGGTAACGAATGACGTAACAGCTTCTGGTATCAGTGTCGCCACGCATAAACATGGCGGAGTACAGACTGGCGGGGGAACTACCGGAGGGCCGCAATAATGCGATACCGTCGCGAAGATACTGAAGGCGATTACACTTTCGGCCAGGGTGACGATACTTTCCTTATCGACAGTCCGGAATGTGTCGCCCAGGCCGTAAAAACCCGTTTCGAGCTGTGGCGCGGTCAGTGGTTTCTCGATCTGACGGAAGGCACGCCGTATGTTCAGTCAGTGCTTGGGAAGCAGCGATCAGATGTCTACATCCTGGCTATACGCGAACGCATACAGGATACACCGGGCGTTCTGTCGATTCTTTCCTTCGATACCAATTATGACGGCACCAGCCGTCGCGTCACCTTCACTTCCTCCATTGACACAATCTACGGCCAGACGACTGTAACAAGCGAGGCATAAATGGCTTTGAACCTCGACACGCTGGGGCTATCGGCAACGGTAACCGCCCAGGGGATTAGTGCGCCTGATTACCAGACAATCCTTGATACACTGACCAGCTATTTCAGGCAGATTTACGGTAGTGATGCCTACCTCGAACCAGACAGCAAAGATGGGCAAATGGTCGCGCTGGTGGCTCTTGCGGTGCATGACGCTAACAATACCGCTATCGAGATCTACAACTCTTTTTCACCGACGACAGCGCAGGCCGCAGCGCTTAGCAACAATGTGAAAATTAACGGGATCACGCGAAAAGTAGCGACAAACTCTACTGCTGACCTTCTGTTAACCGGTACGGCAGGCACGACTATCACGAATGGCTCCGCACGGGATAAAAACGGCATTATCTGGAATTTTCCCGCAAGTGTAGCGATCGGCGTTGATGGTACTGTGCTGGTGACGGCCACATGTGCGAATAGCGGTTCGGTTGCGGCGCTGGCCGGGACTATTACCACTATCAACACCCCGACCCGAGGTTGGGTGTCGGTAACCAATCCAGTTGCGGCTACTGTCGGTTCACCAGCCGAAACCGACGCAGAGCTGCGCATTCGGCAGGGGCAAAGCGTCGCGCTACCATCGATCACACCGTTTGAAGGTGTCGACGGTGCTATCGCTAATGTTGCTGGCGTGACACGTCACAAACTATATGAGAACGACACTGGGGCAACCGACAGCAACGGGCTGCCGCCACACTCTATTTCCGCCATCGTCGATGGAGGGGATGTTACCGAGATAGCCCAAACAATCCGGGGGAGTAAAGGGCAGGGAACCGCAACTTACGGTAAAACTTCTGTCACGGTGCCGGATACTTACGGTAATCCACACGTCATCAGTTTTTCGCGCTCTACCGATGTGCCAATTTTCGTAGCCATTACCCTGAAAGTTTTTACCGGCTATACCTCTCAAATCGGCGAGCAGATTAAACAGGCTGTTGCCGATTATATAAATGGCCTGGCAATTGGCGATGACGTTCTGCTGAGTCGTATTTATTCCCCGGCAAACCTTGGCGTGGTAAGCGGAGGCAGTGCTCGCTATTACGACATTCAGGAGCTGCTCATCGGCAAATCCTCTGACTCAGTCGCAAGCGGAAATATCGATATTGCTTATGACGAATCTGCGTCATGCGTTGCGAGTCACGTCACTATCACGGTGACCTCATGAGCAAATACACCGAACTGATCACTAACTACCATGCTACCAAGCCACTCTTTTTTGACCATATAGATCTGAGCACCCGCCCGCTGATTGATGTGTCCAGCACTATGTCAGGGCTTGTAACAGCCTTCGATATCGATACGGCGGTTGGCGTGCAACTCGATATCCTCGGCCTGTGGATTGGGCGTAGTCGTATAGTCAGCCAGCCAATTAGCGGCGTTTATTTCAGCTGGGACACTGACGGGCTCGGATATGACCAGGGCATCTGGCAAGGGCCATATGATCCTGATTCTGGCTATACGACGCTGAGTGATGAGACGTACCGCATCATTCTGAAAGCGAAAATCGCTATCAACAACTGGGATGGTCGGAACGACTCTCTGCCTCCCATCCTTGACGCTGCTACCGCAGGCTCTGGACTGAAGATGCAGATCGTCGATAACCAGGACATGACGATATCGGTCTGGGTTTTTCCCGAGACTGATATTTCTGATGTGTCACTCGAACTGATAGCCGCTATCAAACAGGGTTATCTCACCGTTAAATCTGCTGGTGTATGGGCTGGCGGCGTTGAAACACCCTCAGTCGAAACACCGTCCGAAGGAACAAAATTCTTTGGATTTGACATGGATAACGAATACATCGCCGGTTTTAATGACGGCGCATGGGGGAGATTACTTTAATGGCTGGAACTAATGATTTTAAAGCGTTTGCGACAGATGCTAATGCAAATGTTACCTCGCAGGAGGAATGGGAGACGCTAACCGCACTGAAGAAAGGATTCTCCTCGGGTAAAGCATCCAGCGCACAGGTCAGTAAAGCGCTGCGCCAACCGTCGACGATGGCGGCTGTACTGGGGCAGTTTATCGCGAACGCCGAACTGGACGCGCTCGATGATGGTGACGTTGATGGACTGGTGGCAAAGCTGGCGACAGCGATTACCACAAACCTTGGTTTGGGAGAAGCGGCAAAACGGGACGTGGGAACAGGGGAAAATCAGATA